TGATAACATCATTTGGCAATGGTTGCAATCCACTCTCAGGGAACACTAAGCCTTTCCAATCGGTCGCAATGACACGTTGACCATCAATGTCTTTGACATCGAATTTGGTAAACACGATTGATACGGAAGTCAATGTCTCTGGATATACTGGAGCAGTACCAGGAACATGGACTACAGCACCACGTTTGACATGCTGAACTACAACTGCAAGATCTTGAACTGCAGATTTAGCTACCGCAATGGCAGATAAGATCTGAGCTTTAAGCACGGAATAACTTCACCTGCTTGAGGCGATTTGCACCTGGCAAATCAGGGTTATTCAACGAACCATACCCTTCTAACAGGTAGGCAATGATGTCTGGGAAGTACTTCTTTGGAGACCCGCCGACTTGCTCATTGAAGTCGATCTCTATTGGGCCAACCTTGATTTTGTCGAACTGGGTGTTCTCGCCTGTGGAGACCGCATCATCGTTCTCCATCTGCCACATGATGAATTCGATTGTGGCTTCTTTGATGCGAGTGGGCACCTCATTGCTGTCAATGAGGAACCCATCGTACCAAGCATTCGACCGTGGCCAATCGAGGAGTTGCTTATACCAGTAGCGTTCACCGATCCATGTGGCCATGGTATCAAGTGAACGCGTGGCATTCACAACATAGCGATTCTTCTGGTCGTCGGCTAGACGGTCCCAAGCCACACGGAACGCGTCGTTGCTGACACGATCCGTGAGGTACGCTAGCACCTCAGCCACACTCACGTAGGAGTTGGCTTCGGTGTCTAGCGGATCGCTAATTACAACGATCGCCACAGCTGGCCTACTTAGGCTGCCGGGCCGAACACGCGAGCGTCGTTGATCTTGCCGATGCCCAGTTCGCTGAAGATCGCCATCGAGCTGTAGAACCGCAGACGTGTGATCGTGTCGTTGGTGTCTTCGGCTTCGCCGACGTTCGTCACGAAGATGCCGGACTGGATGGCACTTGTGAGGCCGGACAGACCGACCTTGCGCGAGCCATCGTCGAAGCAGCCGGCGTACACGTCGGTGATCTTCGTGGTGGTGCCGGTCACTGGGATCCAGTCGTTGCGGTAGATCGGGATGCCACGGTAGTACATGACCTCTTGCGTCTGGCCGTTCGACAGCGTGATCGTCTTGACTTCGTTGATCGACGCGCCGCCGGATGCACGCAGCAGGCCCATGTACTTGCGGATGGCAATGTCGTGCGCCATCAGGAAGTCGACTTGACCGTCCTTCGACTTGATCGAGCTGATCAGCTCATCGAGCAGATCCAGGGTGAAGCCAGTGACACTGGACGAACCGCCACCGTCGATGATCTGCGCCGTCGGCATCAGCTTCTCGAGGCCGTCGTATTCCAGCGGATCGACCGAGCTGTCGCCGAGGATGAACTGACGCTGGTACTCACGGCCAAGACCCTTGGCCTTGGACATGATCTGCACGCCCTTCTGACTGTTCTGGGTCCCCATCGTGGTTTCGATGAAGTGGTCGACCAGAGCATCACCGATCAGAGCCTTGAGAGGCGTCGTCACCGGTGTGAAGGTTGCGGGCGTCTTGGCCGCTGCGGGGATGGTGTTGCTGCCGCCGCCAGTGCCGATCGGAGCCACACCGCCGATCGCGTTTTCACGCGTGTACAGGAGTGCGTTGCCGACGATCTGATCGAACGGGAGGATCTGGTACATCGGGTTGACCGTGACGATCGATTCGATGATACCAGCGATCAGCGGATTCTGTTGAATCTTCGCTGCTTCGACGAGTGTGAGAGAAGCCATGTTGTAGAACTCCGATGAAGAAAAATCGACCTAGTGCGTCAATTCCCCTCCACCGGAGGGTCCTGCGCATTCCTGACATCTTACCAAGAAGTCAGTAATGAGCCAGCTTGCGCTCGTGAAGTCCTGGACCCCGGAACTTCATCATGGGTACATTATATTATACCCGAGGACCTTTGTACACCCCTTTGATCAGGGGTATTCATGAATCAACCACCTTCACCAGGAAGCGCTCCAACGAGTCCACCCTGGGAGAGTCCTGCCTCGATTTTCTGAAGTGGACTCATCTTGGATGTATCCACATGGCCATGGCCACGACCACCACCGGCGCCCGAACCTGCAGCTCCAGCAAAGAGATGAGGTGCAGTCTTCTTGAGCCCAAGCACCCATTCGTTCATGGGCATGGGTGTCGAACCGTCCTTGCCATACAGCACCTTGCCATCGACCTTCGGCACTGGTTGACCCTTGTCCATGCTGTACACCGCACGTGCACGCAGCAGGATGTCGTCCATGGCCGTCGGCAGAATGCCCAGCTTGACTGCTTCAGCTTGCACTTGGCGATCGATCATCAACACCGAGAGTTGAGCATTGGCTGCTTGCAAAGCTGTGGTGGTTTCTGTGAGTTGGCCATTCAGTTCAGTGCGCATGTTCTCCACACGCAGATTGACCACTTCATCGACCTTGCCTGCTTCGATCAGTTCCTTCTCCTTGACCTTGCGATCGAGGTCCATCAGTTCACGATACTTGACTGGGTCCACGTCCTTCAGTTTGTCCAGTTGCTGCTGCAGCAGGATGTTGTTGTTGCGGAATTCATCGACTCTGGTCTTGTCGACTGCGCCTTCCACATCGAGGACAAACTCATTGCCCTCTTGCTTGTACATGCCTCGAATCGCTTCTGGAATTTCAGCAAGCGTGGCAATTTTGAATTTCAGACCCATGATTCTCGTCCTTCAGTTTATGGCGCGGCAGGCGCCGGGGTGGCAGCAGGTTTCTTGTTAGGATCTGGCAATGGAGGTGGTTCCTTCATGGACGCCAGTTCCTGTGCATCCGTACGTTCTGGATCAATTGCATCCAGACGACGGAGGTTGTACAACAGTGTCTCCTTACTGATGGAGCCATTGAGGTACGCTTCGAACATCACCGACAGATCCTTGAAGGTGATGCCAACTCCCAGAATCTCCTTGGAAAACTTGACGGAGACTTCACCGCCAGCCTTCATGAGTTTCGAGAGCATGTTGTACATCATATTGGCGCCATTCTCAACAGCACCTATGATGTGAATGAGTGAAGCGGATTCACTCATGTATCTTAATCGCACGGTTTCAGCAGCTTCTGAACCACGCGTTGAGTTGTCAACCAGTCTGGCAGAGATGCTGGCCATCAGACCAACCTTGTCGGTCATAGCCTTTTCAAGAGATCCAAGGCCTTGACCTAAGAACTCCATGTAATAGGCTTTGGCTTCTACAACTGGCAGCACCCATGCGGCAGTACCACCGATCTTCAGTTGAGTACTGGAGTCAACGCCTGAAACCACAGGTGTTGGCAGACCGACAATATGGCGCCCCCATTCCAAGTCAGCACTTGTCAGATAGTGTGAGATGTTGATGGTGGAGATGTCTTGCATTGGTGGCTTGTCGATATCGATGTGAATACCCGACGCGCCATATGGCGTGAATGGTATGTAATCAATAGTCTGACCACTGAACATTGGTTGTGTAGGCGGCTTGATAACATTTAGTTCGTCATCAAGCACTTCTACGGTATATACGCCTGCGGCATCTAAGAAACAGTGGCGATACTGAATGACAGTCTTGGTGCCGAACTTGTCATTGGGAATTTCTTCACGCTCGTACTCACGCAGCAAAAGCATTGTGAGTTTGCCAGTACGATCATCTTCGTCCCAGTTGATGATGTTCTCGGCAAGATATGGGCAGAGTGTAGGTTGGACCGTCGCGTCGGTATCAGCAGCACCTTCAGGTGCATCAATCAGCACACCGTAACGACCCATGAGCACTACTTCAGTGAAGATACTGACATAGAACTCTGTGAATTGGTAGCTAGCTTCAGTATCGATGAAGAAACTCTTCATCAGATCTGGATAGGTAGTCTTGGGAGGTTTGGTTGTAGCCATGCCCACCATGGATGTGCAAGTCTTCCCAGTGATTGGAAAGAAGAGTGCACGGTACTTGTAATTGTCATAGTCAGGTCGTTGCTGACCAGACAGTTGTGGCAAGTACTTCACGCCCTTGGCTTTGATGGCATCTTCACCATTGAAGCAATCACGAATCTTCTCGTACACGGTCATGTACTTGAGATAGTCTGGATGGGCGAATTGATCTATATTCTTTGCCATGATTGCCTCAAGTTCCAATCACACCGGTCGAACCGGCAACAAGTAGACTCTTCAGTGCCCTATAACGCACCGCGTCATAGATATGATCATTTGACCCAGAATCCACGTCTTGTGGATTCTCAGGGCTAATTGGTAATTCTGGTAACTGTGAAACTGTATGAACACAGGTTCTCATTACTAATAACCATGGCTGCTCCATATTTCTTGTAGCAGCAGCCTTCAGTCTTTGACGTGTCAATACAAAACCTCGTTCACGACTGCCAGGTCTCTTATCAGCCTTAGTAAATCGAATACCCTTCTTCACATAATCATCATGGATACTGGCCATACCTTTATCCTTGTCAAAGATAGAGGTATCTGCTGGACCGGCTTCAGTACGCATTCTCAGATTGTTGTTAGCCTCATGGTCATGCATTTGCTGACCTAACTCAAAAGGCATCAACTTCAATCCTTTATCTTCTTTATCAGCAAAATACTTCTCACTGATAATTACGATGGATTTTCTTGGTATGACTATTTGGCGATCATTGATTATAGCACGAGTACCATCGCTCTCAGCTGTCCAAATGGTTGCAGCAGGTGCGGAGTAGCCATAATCATGTGATCGATCAATCTTCCAAGTTCTTGGTATGACAATAGAGTTAATACAGTGGACATTCGCATCCCACAGATCTGAGAATGCTGCACCTTCTTCCAAATCCCAATTACCGTCTAGGTAAGCCCTGGCAAGTCTGTCGTCACCAAGACCCATGATTCGATCTCCATAAGCGGAGTCGTTTCTCATCATGACGATGTTTTCGCCTGACTTAGCTGGCACGTATTCTCTTGACATACCTCCATCTTGAACTGGTGCCTTGAACACATGCCCTTCACCATGTGATACGAAACCTCTCTTGAAGTAAGCATGACTTACTCCACCAGGATTCGTGCCATATATGATCTTTGGCAGTAGATTTTTCCAACGCTCAGGTATTGGCAATCCGCCCAGACGTACACGTGTACGAATGAATCGAATCATCTTCTCAGTGAACTGAGTAGCTTCATCAATCAGCAAACAGTGTATTTCAGCACCAAGGTACGCATTTATATCATTCTCATGCTGCGCATGGCAAAGATATATCTGAGCACCGTTGTAGAAGTTGAATACCCCGTCTGACTTATTGAATGTAACTTCACCGTTATCAATGAACGGCTTTAACATCACCAGAAAACCATCTGGTGAGTACACATGGTTGATGTACAATTCCTTGTACATCCGTCGAAACAGGAAAACCTTCATGTTAGCCACTTCCATACAGAGG